CATATTTTATATGTACTCTTTAATTAACGTACACGACTAGAGATTAAAGACTTTTTATTAGAGCCATTATCCCCAGTTGATTTTTTCTCAGCACCGTGTCCAGGTTCTTTCTTTTTGAACGCTGTTTTACCTGCGTTGCCACCTGGTTTGTTAATATTGCCGGCATCCATAATAGTAGTTGTTGGCTTAGCCAATCCACCTTGTGTACCGCCTTTTTCTGTACTAAAACTTTGTGCAATATTAGCAGTTGTGCCACCCATATCATTCTTCATGTTGTCGATAGTTGACTTTTTGTTAACACCGTCATCACCATGTTTTGGATTTGGAACTTTGATAGTGTATTCCATCAAACCTTCTAGCTCGTCATGCTCTCCGCCCATGCCACCCATGTCTGCTTCGATATCATGCATTGGCATACCGTCACCATGAACTCCTGGCTCGTTTTCTTCTTCGTGTTCTTCACCAGCTAATAGCTGTTCAAATTCTGCTTTTAGGTCTTCTAATGCATCTTCTAGATCCATTACGCGATCTTCGATATCGCCTTCACCTTCTTCTCCACCTTCATCGCCACCAAATGGATTTTCTTCTCCGTCATCTTCGGCATCGTCACTTTCTTCGCCGTCATCTTCGGCATCGTCACTTTCTTCGCCGTCATCATCGCCACCAAATGGATTTTCTTCTCCGTCATCTTCGGCATCGTCACTTTCTTCTTCTTCAGAATCTTCTTCCATAGATTCTTCTTCCATACCTTCATTTTTCTTGTATGGATTGCCAGTGTCTTGGCTGAAATCTTCTGCTAATAATTCTTCATAGATTTCACGTGATTTTCCAACAACGATATTGTGGAATATTTCTTTTGCGGCTTGTTGATCATCATTAATCAATGCTTCAAGCATCGCTTCAAATTGAGCGCGGTCAGTCATGTTTATCTCCTAAATTATGTGATTCAAGGCTGTGTATTATTTACACTTTTGTTATAAAAGTGTGTGGATATAGGCAAAAAACGGCCAGTTTGACCGTATTATCCTGGAGGAGCGGCACCAGGTGCACCTTCTGGCGGTGCCGCGGCATACATATCATGAATGAAATCTAATTCACTTTCTTGTTCTAATATGTGTGCTTCATTACTTTTACGAAGTTCATTAATTTGTCTTAACGTTAATCTTGTTTTACGTGTATCATCTCTATGTAATACCGTGTCATCACGTTGCGGGTTATAACGTAAATCGTTACCAGCATGACGTGTGTCTTGATCAATATAAAACAATTCTCTTAAAATCATATTGTATTTATGCGCCTGGTGCTGGAAGAGCACCTGCTGGTGCCGGAGGAGCCGCGCCAGGAGTTGCATTTTGTTCGCCTTCAGCACCTTCACCTCCAAAATCTTCTTCACTGGTCATATCACCTGCGGCATCTAAATCTGCTTCAATACCACTAGCAGATAGACCTGCACTACGCAATTCTCCAGCGGCATCTGTCATAGTTGGCTCGCCTTTGCCATTTTCTTCCGCCCACATGCGTTCATTTTCTGCAACTTCTTCTGCTGTTAAGCCTAAGAAACGTTTCATAGCAAAGCGTTTTGATACAAAAGGAATCGCTTGTATGGTATTAAATGTATTAATACGCTCAGTGTCAATTGCCGCTTGACGTGAACTAGCAAAATTCATTGGAGGATTGAACACTAATTCAAACAAACTACTGTCAATGTTTAAACCTTTGCTATTCAAATACATTTTGAACTCTTCATCAAATGTACTTGTTAACAAATATTGCAATCTTTCACAATATTTGTTAAAGCGTAGCTCTTGAATGTATGCCGTACCTACTCGACCATCATTGAAATTACTCTGTGAATCGTCTTGTCCAGTAGGCAAATAACTACTAGGTATACGTAATCCACGGAATAACTTGTTAGTAAAGTACTTCAAATCATCGATTTCGCCAATATTCTTACCGCCTTCTAGCATTGTGACGTCTGATCCTTTGCCGTCTGCTGTTTTAGGGAAGAAATAATCTTCATTAATGCTTAGAGGGTTGTATGCAGAGTCTATGACGTTCTGTCCGCCACCTGTTTGTGACGGAATACGGCGTTGGTGTATCTCGTTTTTAACACGTTCTACAAATGCCATAGCCAAGTGACTAGGCATATTACCTACATCGATATGGAATACACGACGTTCTGGAGCACGTTGTATACGATAAATTAAAATTGCATCTTCTAAAAGTTCTTTTTGTTTATAAACTTTGTAGACATTCTCTAATAAACTATTACCAAATGGATAATTTTGATCTAAACCTTCACTTAAACTTAGATGAACCATGTGTTTAGCATCAATTGCATTTTCTTTGTATTGCAATCCAAACTTATTTCCGTTTCCGCCAGCACTACCGCCACCAGAAACACCACTTAAATAGCCGCTTGCAGGTTGGGGACCAGCTTGTCCACCGCCCATTCTAGGACTTACATTAGTGGTAATCTGTGTTGCAACAAGATTTTCAAAGTTAGGAGCAAGATCTTTTACAACATATTGTTCAGGTTTCTTACCTTCTGATTCGTTTACAATAACTTTTACAATATGTTGTGCATCTACATAACTCCATTTTTGATTTTCTGGGTCACGAATAAAGAAAGCATCACCGTATTTGAATACATTACGAACAATTCTAAAAATTCTTGTGTCGAATTTTTGTAATTTATTCCATTGTTGTAAGTACTCACTTAAAATACGTACTTCACTGTTAGTTGCCTTATGACGCCATTTAACATCAAATGGACTATTGTTATCTTTTAATTTTTGTGTGCAAAATTCTGCAAGAATATCTAAGGCAGCATTAACTTCTGGATCACTATCCATAACTTCATACTGTTGATAACGTTCAATACGGTTAGGACTACCTGTATAAACGTCTGGAAGATAACTGCTATAGTTTGTTCTTGCTGGCCCCGGACGAGATCCGTTATTGAATCCACTAATTGGACTTAGTGATCCTCCTTCAACATTAACTGGTGTAAAGTATTTTTTCCAACTCATTGAGTATTATCCTTAGACTAACGCCCTATTACCAGTTGATTTGGCCGCATGTTTTGCTGTTTTGGCACTATGGTCACTAATTTTTTCTGTATGGGCAGACATCATTTTTATACTCTTATTTAACTCTAATAAGTCATTGTGAAGATCTTTTAGTGTTACTGTAGTATCTTCATGTTTTGACTCGGTAGTTTTAGAAGCTGTATGAGCTTTATCCGCGGGACTCATTGTTTCTACTTTGTCTGCTAATTTTGCTTTGGCTTCTTCTGCTTTTAATGATGATAATTTTTCTGGAGTTACACCGGATTGCCATGCTTTCAACTGCTCTTGCATCTCTTGCATCTTGATATTAACTGGATTTGCTGTAACTGTGCCTTGAGTTTTCTTATTGTCCATATTCTGAACATTAGCCATGTCACGTTTAATTAATTCGTCAGTTGACATGTCTTTGACATCTTTAACTTTACCAGTCATATTTTGCATGTTCTGCATGTCACGTTTAATTAATTCGTCAGTTGACATGTCTTTGACATCTTTAGCCGCACTAGTTTCTTTTTTCAGGGCAGTTTGTACAGCTAATATTTTATCATCTGATGATTTTTGTTGAGTAGTTAAGAAAGAAGCATTCATAGCTTCTAATTGATCCATAGCTGCCTTAGCTCCTCTAGATGCTCTAGAAGTTGTACTAGCTTCTTGAGTCGTAGCTATGTTAGCAAGAGAATCTCCTTGCTTCTTAATTTCTGTAGTTCTACTTTCCGCAGTATTTTTATCAGCGGCTTTTAATGCATCAGCTTGTTTGATTAATTCTGCAATGCGTTCTCTAGCACTGGTATCACCGAGTGATTGCATTTTATCGCTGTGTTCATCAAATGTTTCTCTTAATCGTATATTACCTGAGTCAGATATTTTAATCTGTGTATCAAAAGATCCTTCGCCGTGCTCTTTTATAATTTGAAGAGCTTCTTTTGCTTTAGCAACCAATGCCGAAGTATCTGTAGCTTCTCCGCCAGATGCTCCACCTTTATTACCAATCATACTGTTTAATCGATCTAAAGGAATAACTGCTTCTGCTTGCCCTGCTTCACCTATTGTAGCATCAGTGCCACCAGGTTTAGGTTCAACAACACCTCCTTCAGCTAAGTTTTGTCTTCCGCCACGAGTAACAGGAGATCCACTTGACTCTGGTTCAGCACTTTCTCCACGTCCGCCATGCGTAATAATTGGTGCTTGTGGTGTAGGACTCGATCCTGTAGCTGTTTGTGTATCTTTTACAGCTTTGCTTACTATATCAACTACCTTAGATATCTGGTCTCCAAAATCTTTTGTTGCCGTATCAAATGGTTTTTGTTTACCTATTACTGTATCTAATAGTTTATTAAGCGGATCTAATACTGCTGGCATTTTGGCAATACGTGTGTCTAGCCCGTTAAGTGCGGCAGCCATTGCTGAAGCCGATTGTGATAATCGTTGTTGAGCTTCAGTTACTGCTCGTTGGGAACTTTGTCCGGCATCTTTACCAATATCTCCAGTTGTTTCGTCTCTTTTTAATCCTTGTAATCTTAAATCACTTTCTTTTTTCTGAGCTTCTTGTACTGCACCTGGTTCTCTGGTTCCTAATTGTCGTTCCCCTGCACGTATTCTACTACTTTCAGTATCTTCACTACGTACTTGTCTAAACTTTGCCGCAATCTCAGGTGTGGCATTTTGCATTACATTAGTATATTGTTTACTACCTTGGTATTCAGCAGCCTTAGCTTCGGCTAGTTTTAATGCTTGAGCCGCTTGTGCTTTTTGATCATCTGTCTGTGCCATTGCGGTCATTCGCATAGCACGTTGCATATCACCAGCGGCCGGCCCTAATGTCATCATAGTTTTGATATCATCTGGATTTAATTTTGCACCAGTTGCTAATTTTGCACTAAGATCTGCCATAGTTGAACCATGAGCGGCCATTTTTGCTTGACCTTCAATGAATGATTCTCGTTGTTTTTCACTCATCTGCTCCATAGCGCCCATGATTTCAGGTTGTTTTAATCTTTCTGCTAACTCAGCTTCAATAGCATCTCTTGATCTACCTGTTGCTTGCGATACATCATATATTGTTTTTGCTAATTTTTTACTAGATTCAGCCGCTTCAGACTGTGCCGCTTGACTTTCTAACTCTTTAGTGCGACCATACTGAGCTAAAATAGCTACTTTAGCTAGTTCATCTGACGCCATCATGCCTGATTTAACTAAACTTTTGTTACCATCGGCAGCATCAGATGCTTGAACATTTTTTCCTAAAGTCAGTAATGCTTCTGATCCGCCTTGGGCAGTCATATTAAAACCACTTAATGCATTACCTGACTCTTTTAATTTGTTTCTATAATCTTCGGTTGTCATTTCTAACAATCGAGTTTTAGCATTCAAATCAAACATGCTATTGCCACCGATACCTGCGGCATTATTTTTTATAGTATCACGCTGTGCATCACCTAAAGTGGTTATAAAACTGGAAAGTTTATCTCCTACTAGCGGAATCATTCCTGCTAGTCTTCCCAAAGATCCAGATACTTCGTTTCCCGGTTTAGGAATACCTAATAAGGCAGTTGATGCATTTAAAACATTTCCAGCAAATGTTTTTAAATCTGCTTCATTAAAAGGAAGTTTACTGGATCCGCCACTAGATCCACCGCCGATAGTTCCACCGCCTAACGCTTCTTTAATACCATCGCGAACGGCGGCTTTCATCCCGTCTAGTGCGTCTTTACCTAAACTATCAAGTACATTATCAGCCATGAACAAAAATCCTTAAAATATGCGTATATAAATACTACACATACAATATTTATCAGGAAAAAATATGGCTATTAATCCTTTACAGCAGTACTTTAGACAACCAAAAATCTACATCAGTTTACCTAGTCAAGGTGTTTATAATGCTCCCGGGACTATTCAAGGCGATGTTAACAAAATACCAGTATACGGTATGACTGGTATGGATGAAATTATGGCAAGAACTCCAGATGCATTATTAACTGGAGAAAGTACCGTTAAGATTATCGAAAGTTGTTGCCCGGCTATTAAAAATGCATGGGATTTAAGCACATTAGACACTGAAGTAATTTTTAGCTCTATACGTATTGCTACGTATGGTAATAAAATGGGAGTATCTGCTACTTGTAAACATTGTAATACTGAAAATAGCTATGATATTGATTTAGGTTTCATTATAGAGCATTTTAGTAAATGTAAATTCGATAATCAAGTAATCTTAGATAATTTAATAGTTAAAATACAACCATTAAACTATAAACGTAAATCTGAATTCGCTATGAAGAATTTCCAACTACAGCAAAAATTAGCTCAAGTAGATTTTTTGGAAAACGAAGATGATAAACGCATTAAAATTGTAGAGCTTTTTAAAGAAATGGGTGAGATTCAAAATGAAATCTATATACAATGCGTTGAAAGTGTTGAAGCAGATAATAAAGTAGTAACAGAACGCCCATTTATTACCGAATGGTTGTTAAACTGTGACAGAGAAGTGTTTGAAAAAATTAAACAACAGATTGAAAAAAATCAAAAACAATGGACTGTTCCTGAATTTCCTGCGGTATGTGAAGAATGTAAGAAAGAAATTAGTCTTCGTTTAGATTTAGATCAATCTAATTTTTTCGAATCAGCCTAATTGGGTTAAGCCCTGTTGAAATCCAAGAGGCTCTAATTAGGCTAGACGAAGAAGTAAAACAATTTAAATTGGAATTATATAGAATTAGCTGGTATATGCGTGGTGGTGTAACTATTAATGATTTGTTAGATCGCTACAGTTATGAAGATAGAGAAATCTTTTATAAAATAATTTCAGATAATATCGAAGCTACTAAAAATTCTCAAATGCCGCTTATTTAAAATATCTTTTGTTTTCTAAATATTTGTTGATTTGTCACATCATTAATCCAAAGATCATAACCAGGATTATCTGACTGCTCGCCCCAATTAACCCAATTACCGCTAGAAGAAGTTATCGGGCCATTTACTGTTTGAATTTTTCCAGCATTATCTTTATGCTCGGGTGGAGTTTTATCAGGTGCAATATTTGTAGATGTATTGTCTTTATCTTTTTTAGGTACATCAGGAGTAGATTGTTTTTTATCTTGTTGTGCTTTTAATTCGGCCTCGCGACGTTTCTTAAACTTTTCCTGCCATTCAGGAGAGTCATAATCTGTGCCTTCTAATAGTTTTAATTTGTCTAGTAAATCTCTCATATTTTAACCATTAGGATAACGTCGACGGTATTCTGCTTCATCTTCTGGAGTCCACCCTTGTCCAGTATTTGGATCTTTATATGGTTCGTTTCCAGAAGCGGCTGGTGCGGGTGGATTAGCAGTAGGTTCTGCTTGAGGAGATCCACCGGGTTGACTCGCTGTATTAGTGTTTGGTGTTGCAGTACTTGACGATCTTGTAAATTCTTGATAATATCTATCAACTATTTTGCCAGCCCACTCAGTAGCTACACCTAACTTTTCTGCTATGGTGATTATAATATTAGCAGGTAGTTTTAATGCTTGCATGGTACCTATTAAACCAGTTAGTGTTTCGCCTAAACCTAGTGTCTTTATAAGAAAAGCCACCATCCACTTAGGCACTTCAGCCTGAGGCTCTTCAGTAAGTAACCTTTTATAAAATAGTCTCACTGCTGGATCAAATGCACCTCCAGCAAGTTGTGTAGGACGAAGCCATTTAAATATTCCACCTAGTAACGGAAATCCATCTACAGAAGCTAACTCAAGTGTTTTAACTATTGAGTTGGCTAATATTGTTGCACTATTCTTAGCAAAAGTTTCGTCATCAAGATTTTGTTTAGCTAAAGAATCCATGTTTTCATAGTATCCTTGCCATACATGTGCATATGCTTCTAATTGTTGTGATGCTAATAACCATTTAAGTCCAGTTGTTATGGTTTTTTTTCTCAAAAGCCATGTGGCGGCAGTTATAGTAGTACCAACTGCTGTAGTAGTTTTTACGGGATTATTTTTAACTGCATCTACTGTTTTTTGCCCAGGACTTTTAGCGGCCTCCGCGGCGGCTGCATCTGCTTCTGCTTGTTTTATAGCTTGTTGCTCGCATAAACCAATTCTAGCGTTGTCTTGCACACGTACTCCCTTTTTAATACCAATACCATTTACAGGATCTTTATGATACCACTCACCTTTAGACTTCCAATAACTTTCGCCAGTAAACCTGCCCAAACCGTCTGGGATATTTAATATTGACCCATCTGGCGCTTTACGAACTTCTGGTGGTGTTTTCTTCCACTTGAACCAATCAATTTTTTCACCCCATTTAACAACAGAGTTTTTAATACCTACAGCAAAATCTTTAATAGCATCTATCTTACCAGCTTCATTTAGATTAGAACTTTGCTTAATAATTTCGTACACTTTCATACTTGTATCCTCGATAAGATATTTATCTAGTACTAGAAGAAGAACTTACGTTCTTCTGTTCTTCGCTTTCAGCTCGAACTTATTGTTTTCTTTTATTATAAACTGCGAAAGCAGTATTAATATTATCCAGATCGTTCAGTCACACTTTGCCCTGGCGGGCAAAGTTTAACAACATTATCCGAGTCGAACAATATCACTTAGCGTTAGCATTACAAGTATTTCTACTAGCTTAGGCGGTCATCCTGTACCTAATCATGCTGTCTTTATATGACGGCGGGCTTAATACATACGCTAACACATATTAAACCGTGGGGCTACAACCCCTCTTTTAGCCTTGAAATTCCCCTTATAGTTCAAACGGATTATAGGCATATTCCATCATCGTCCTGTTAAGGATAGTGAACTACAACTCTGACACCAAGCAGAACTACCTTACCGTCACACATCAGAACGGATTACGGGCACTAGATCAACGCCTGTGCGGGCTTATTTGGTGTTTTAACGGCCTGATTTATTAGCTTTTGAGTATATGTGAACCATGTACACGCACTTGAATATGGCCATTATAATAGTCATTTGATTCTAAAACCTTGCGTGAAAACTGCTCACGAGCCTCTATATAACTGCATTCTGCCTTAGATTTACAGTAATAAAGTATTTCTCTAGTAAAGTTTTCTGTACCTAACTGCGTAATATCCTTGGTCAATTCCGGCGATGAACCATAATAGTCACGCCAGTCTGAATCAATTTTACTACGGATTTTCTTCTTTTTCTTAGTGCCGTTTTTAAGTTTTACTGTTTTGTAAGTAGTTTTGGAGAATTTCGCTAATTTTTTGCCTATGTATTTGCGCCCTGTGATAGTATTTGTTATAAGATAAACAAACCCAACACAATCTTCGGGCAATTCTTCTACGATTTGATTTTCATAATACCAGGACATTAACTATGTATATTATTCGTCCCCGGTACTACCTGCCTTTTGGTTTGCTTTGCGTTCTGCTTTGTTACGATCCAGCCACACACGGTATTGCTGTACATGCACTCTACGCTCTTTGGCTATTATTCGTATTTGTGCTAACCAGTAACGCATGTTTTCGCCTGCGATCCTTGTGCCTTTTGCTTGCCAATCTTGATTTGCCTTAAAATATTCACGAAACGCCGCCATAAGTCGGTCATGCGACTCTTCATTTTGATATGGCGACGGTTCTACATGCTTACTCATTATTCTATAATTTCTAAATCGTTTGCATAAGAAGTATATCCATTTTCCTTAACAACTTTAAGCACATTATTCACACGTCCGATTAGTTCGTCTTTGTGACTAATAAGGAAAATATTCTTCTTGCGTTCCCGTCCCATCTTTTTAAGAACAGCTAACGCACCTTCGACTCCTGCAGAATCTAAACCATTGTCAATTAACTCGTCAATAAACAATAAATTAATTTGTTGATATAAACTTTCCCATACATCTCTAAATGCCCAAGATAAACTTAAAATAAGTCTGTTACGCTCACCTCGACTTAGATTGTCAAAATCTAAATCTTGCCCTAATTGAGTAATGATAACACTTAAATCATTTTGAAAAAGTACAGTATGGGGCAATCCCATCTTATCTAAATAATAAGTTAATCGATTATTCAAATATGCTAAGTTTTGATCAATAATCTTTTTACGAATAAAAGAATCTTTGCTAGTTAATAGCTTTAATAAAAACTCTTGATGATCTTTTAATGCAGTCAGCTCATTTATATAATCCCAAGAGATTTCTTGCATAGCAGTATCCATTAATTCATCGATCTGCTCTTGATATGGATCACTTTCATTTACTTTGATAGTCAACTGATTTTCTAAAGTTTTTAAATTATTCTGGTGCTTGAGCGCTTGCTCTAAACTATCATAATAAGTCTTAGGTCGGCCGTTAATATCACCAATAGCATCAACTTCCTTGATAATTTTTGCTAGATCTTTAGTAACTTTATCAAAATATTTCTTCGCCTCGGCCAAGTGACCTTGAGCAGTAGCAGTCATTTCTTCATGCTTGTGATCGTGTAGTTCTTGTTCACATGCGTGACAGGTCTTGTTAGCCAGTTTAGCAAGCTCGCCTTCGTATTTTTTGACACTTCTCTCTGCTTGAGCAATCGCACTTTCTAGTGTAGCTTTCTCTTTATTCAGGCTTTTCAGCTTGGCTGCCTTTTCATCATACTCTTTTAGATCTGCATGCTTTGCCAGCTCTGCATCAATATCTACACTTTCTAATTCTACAATAGCTTTACCTATCTTTTCAAGATCAACTTGATGTTGCGTATTCCAAGCCGCTTGTCTTGTTAGTAAACTATCAATACTAATTTGTATTCTTTCGTTACTTTTCTTAGTAGCTTCGATATTAGCAGTCTCTTGTGTTATTTCATCTTTAGTAATGCGAATCATTTCTTTTAAAGATTCTGCTTTCTCAGACAATAATGTAATACCCAATAGCTGTTCAATGATAACTCGCTGATCATTAGCCCTCATACTTAAAAAAGGCTCGGTATAAGTGTTAAGAGCTACAATATGCTTAAACATATCGTGGCTCATTTCTAGTAATTCGTCTAAGTCTTTTTGTGTTTCACGCATCTCACCTTGAGCTTCATCAGTCTCTTCGGATTCCTGTGCATGATCATTAATATAAAACTGTAGTATGTTAGGTTTACGTCCACGTTCAATACGATAATCATTGCCATCTTTTTCAAATGCTAGAGTGACTAACATATTATTTTTATTAATCTTGTTAATAAGATTATCTTTTTTAATATTAGTTAATGCATTTCCAAACAAAGCAAAACTTAGTGCATTAGCAATAGTAGTTTTACCTGTACCATTTCTACTGCCGTTATCATCACCGCCTTGATCTAAGTTTTCACCTAGTACAAGTGTTAAGTTTTCCTGTGCAAAGTTTACAGCTTGGGTTTGATTACCTACACTCATAAAGTTTTTAACTGTTAATTCTTTTAATTTTATCATAGGTTATTATAAATTGACAACAAAATATTTTTGTCGTAAGTATCGCTTTCGATATTAATAATTTGACTTGAAACAATTTGATCTACACTTTCAAAAGATTGTATATCGATATTTGTATTAATTTCAAGATCTTTCTTTTCAGCAATTAGTGTAAGTTCACGAATATTGTATCTATTCATAAAGTCTTCTTTAACAAAACTTGCTTCTTCAAAACTAATATCAATATCTAATGTAACACGTAAATGTTGTTTAGGTTTGATAATAGTATCTTGATCATCAATAAGCTGACTTAATTTAACTGTACGGAATGTAGGTTGATCAGGCCAAATGTGATATTCGGGCTTGCCTCCCCACTCTAATATCATCATGCCTCTATCGTCATCCCACGCATCTGCATAGTTGTGAGGGAAAGCGTTACCGATATAAATCATGTTTTTTTGTTGTTGACGTTTATGGAAATGTCCGCTAAATCCTAGCTCGTAGTTCTTGAAATTATCTAATTTCATTTCTCCATGATCGGGCATTTGTACCATAGCGTTCATGAAAAAGTTAGGCAATTCAAAGTGACCAAAAATGTATTTGCCACCTTTTTTACCTACAGTTTTCCATTCTTCTCCAACCAACCACGGACATAAGGTAACATCGCCAATAGTAGTAGGCTCATGTACAACAGTGATACCAGGAATGTATTTTCCAAACTCGACACTATGGATATCTCGCTTATCTTTGTAGTAAAGGTCGTGATTTCCAGGAAAAAAATAAAAGTTATCAAAAGCCTTTCCAAGTTTTTCCAAGGCCCGGAGGCTATAATCCATAGTAGTAATGTTGAGACTATTACGATTGTGATGCCAATCGCCCATAAAGATACCTGTATCACAGCCTTCCTCCTTTGCTTTTGCAATATACCAGTCTACAAAATCTTCGCAATCCTGGTTATGAGCACTACTATTAGATTTTAAACCAAAGTGTATATCTGTAAAGCAGGCTACTTTTTTAAATAAATTACTCACTAGATGATTCCTCATTACGTTTTACGGCGGCAGCATGCTCTCCAGCACCAGTTCTACTATAGCTAGGATTCATGCCATTGATTTCTAAAATATCATCGCGAATATTTTGATTACGTTTTTCAATATTAATAACTCTGACGAATGAATTAGTAACTGCGGCAGTGAAATAAGCAAACGGATTATCTGATTTGCTTTCATCAAACTGCAATCCAATTTGGGTTAGTTGCAAAATTGCTTGACCTTTCATTTCGTCATTGTAAGTATAGCCACGCACGTTACCGCGAGTAGCATATCTCTCACATAATTTTAACATCATTCGTGCTAAAGTGTTAGTTATTTGGCCGGCATCTTTATCAAACTTGCCCTTAACTAAATCGCCTTTCCAATGACTTTTACCAACACATACTAATTGATCTTCCTCATTAAACTTCCAATGTTGGAATGGCGGAAAGTTCACTTTATCTCTATGGTCAGCAAGACTTTTAGGATTCTTTTTACGGGTATTGTTCAATGGAATATGATCAAATGTCATAATTCTAAAGACTAAATCAGTCTTTAGAATCTTTTTATAATCAACTTCGCAATCTGCTTGTTTGACTTTTTCACCAGCCTTTTTGCGAGTTGCATAGTCTGCATCTCCTATCCGCTTTGCACGGTTACGTTTAGCTTCTGCAATAGTTCGAATATTAATTTTTTCGACACTGGGCAGTATTATATCATATTGGTGATATTCAGGCTTTTCAAATACACAGTACGAACTTTTCGAACGGTGTATTTCTAATAACATATCTTTGTTGTTTAAATAATTTACTTTTGGTGTTGATGGTAGCATCCTTAAGAGTCCTCTAATGATTAATTATAAACTACGCACTTAATAAAGTCAACTAAATATTATATCAAAACAGGATTTTAATATGAGTTTTCTCGATTCATTAAATGCATCAACTAATGCGATAGGCGCTGGCGCAAGCGCAGGCAATGCCTTATCAAGTATAAGTAGTGCTGTTAGTACAGCGTATAATGCAGGTGATGGTGGTAATTTCATGTCTGCTGTCCGTGCCATTGATTTACCTGCTGCCGGG